GCCCGGATTAAGGCGCATAGCGCGGGCCATGCCTTCAATGGAGGCCCGCATCTGATCGCCGCCGATGCCGATCTTGTTCGCGGCGTACTCAAGTGCCCTGAGGTTGCCGGCACTGCTCTCAGCCTTCTGGGTGGAGTAGTAGAGCTTCTCCATTGACCGTGCGAACACGGTCACCATGGCGAGTGCGCTGGCGGCAACACCGCCCAGGGACAAGGCGAGACGCTGGGCGCCCTTGTCCAGCTTGCCTACGGTGTCGTCGAACTTCTTGATCTCGGTGGTGTTGATCTTGAACCCGAGCGACAGTAGGTACTCGCGTAGGATCTTGGAATCACTGGCCATTGGGTCTCTCCTGGCGCATCCTGTAGTCGTTCTCGGCCTGGACGTCCAGTGCCTCGTTCATAAGGCCCAGGTCGCGCAGGCCCACCGTGCCATCCGCCAGGCTCTCGTAGCGGCACAGACCGGCGAGGACTGGACGCATGATCCAGTCCTCGCCACCTTCCATCATCATCGGGTCTGAGAGCGACTTCGCTCCCAGGTGTCTCAGCCGACTTGCGACTGCTGACCGCCTGGGAGCATCGGAAAAAAACCACCCATGTTGACCTTGATGACTTCCACCGTCAACCGCAAGAGCACCTGCATGTCCATGTCCTCGGCGAACATGAGCTGAACACCGGTCATCACCTTCGCCCAGCGGCCGTCCTCGACCTGACGCCTCACCACTGCCATGCACGCCTTGATGATGTAGTTCACATCCTCGTCACTCATCTTGGCGACGACCTCGGTGGCTTTGCCTACCATCATCATCATCTGGTCGTCACCCGTGAGCTCGCGGCCCTCGGCGACCATGTCACTGATGCTGGTGCCGAGACCCGTGAGGATCGGGGCGATGCGGCGGGCGACGTGCAGTTGGGTGAAGGCGTCGAGCTTGCCGACGGAGTAGTTCTTGCCGTTGTATTCGATCGTGTCCATGGTAGCTCTCTAGGGTTGACGGGAAAGGGTCAGGAGGCGCTCAGGGTGCGGTCGATCTCGATGCAGTTGAAGTCCCACTCGTAGATGCCCGCCTCCTTGCCGTACTGGATGTTCGGCGCCTTGGCAAACGCGACCTGGCGGCACGTGATCACGTCCCCACGGTTCATGTCGGTGATGACCAGCGTGTTCTGCCCGTGCGTCGAGCCCGCAGACGTCTGGAAGGCGTAGGCGGCGCTGAGGATGCCGTTGATGGGGCTGGTCTTCAGGAGACGCACCACCACGCGGCCGCTCTTGTCCGCGTGGAGTGAGTGCATCCCTTTGCCGTCGGCACCGATGGTCATGGTGTCCTTGTCGCCGGCAGCGTCGATGCTGATGCCCTCTTCGCTGCTGCCGGCCCCGTTGCCGAGGCTGACGGCAACGCCTGGCCCGGTCAGCGCGGCCACGATATCGAGGAAGCTGTAGGTCTGCATGGTCTCTTGCTCCTTACTGGTTGACGGTGACGGCAATCGCCACCGAGTGGACTGCGCCGGCCAGCTTCGCCGCGATCTGGATGGGGACCGACCTCCGCGCTGCGCGATCGGTGGGGTTCTGCGTGCTCACCTTCGGCGCGTAGACGTAGAAGCCCTTGGGCATGAAGTCGTTGTAGTTCAGCAGCCCGAAGCCCGTCGCCGTCCAGGTCCCAGGTGCGAGCAGGCCGTTGTTCACCGCCTGGGCGCACACACCCTCGCAGATGGTCGTCATGAGCTGCGTGCCCGCATCGGTCTGAGGCACCTTGGTGGTGCTCGTGTAGAGCAAGTTGTACAGGGCGTTCTGGAGCGTCACCGCGAGCCAGTCGGTGCCGGTCACCGTGTCCACGAACAGGCCGCTGCTCGTCTTGCCGTACTGGACGATCGCGGTGCCGTTGTTGTAGTTGACGATCACGTTGCAGTTGAAGCTGTCGACCGCTGCGGCCTGGGTACCGTTCAGGGACTCGGGCACGATGCCGGGTTCCTGCTTGTACATCAGGGTGATCGCGGTGTTGTTGCCCGTGTAGTCCACCGTGAGCTGACGCGCCAGCAACGAGGCCACAGAGTAAGCGTTGCTGCTCGAGTAGTTGACAACGGTCTTCTTGTAGGCGAGTTGCTTCAGCTGGTACGCGATGTTCGCCGTGTCGCTCGCCACCAGCGTGCCCGCCTGTTGAGTGCTGACCCCGTAGAGGTGCTTGGTGTTGGTCGCCTCGACATAGGCCGCACAGGCAAGGTGGTCCGCGTCGACTGCACCAAGCACCGTGACTGCGTACCAGGCCTGGCCGTAGTTGTTGTCGAACAGAGTGACCGCGGCGACTGCGGTCTCGCTGGTCTGGCCCTGGACGAGATAGGCGCCACTGGAGGATGCGGTGCCGCCAAGGATGCTGCTCAGGTCAGTGCCGCTGCCCGGGGGCGTGAGGAAGCTGATCGAGCTCGTCGCGCCAGTGGTGGTGCTCGTGAACTCGAAGCGGCTGAAGTTCGCGTTCCAGACCACGTTCGTGCCGGTCAGGGCAGCCTGGATCAGAGATGCCACACCGTTGAGGTTCAGCGCGCTGCTCAGGTTGATCGCCGTGACGTTCGTTGCGCCGCCGCCGTTCTTGGTGTAGGTGAAGCCACCGCTGGTGACCGCGGTGAAGTTGGCCAGGGCCTGCTGCGCTGCACTCAGCGGGGCACCGACCAGCTTGCCGTTGCTCGGCGTGGCAACCCAGCGGCCGACGGTCAGCGAGGTCGGCTGAGGCACCTGCTCGAACCACAGGAGGCCGGAGAAGTACTCAGGCGCCGAGGTGCCGAAGTCCGCTGCCAGCTGCGCAATGCTGGAGTAGATGCGCTGGCGCTCGACCGTGTCGATGACCGTGGAGCTGCCCAGGATCAGCAGGTTGGAGAGATTCTGTGCCTGGGCGCCGGCCGGGCTGAGGTTGACCGCGACGGAGATGAGGTTGGACACAGGCAGCGAGTTGCTGTCGTGAGTCATGGCGCGCTGGAGCTTGGTCACCAGGCGACGGAACCGTTGAACGAACTTGGACATGGATCATCCCCCTATTGGGTGACGTTGATGGGAGTCACGTAGAGCTCGTTGTTGAGCCCCAACTGACCAGAGGTAATTGTAGCCACTGTGTACACAGTGGTCGTACGGCGGCGGAACACCACCGTCGAGTCGACCCGGGTGACCCACTTCTCCTTGAACAGCGCAGGCACCTTTGTCATCTCCTGCATCTCGACTAAGGCCAGGCCGGCCGCGAGGAGTGCATCGCGGTTCTGGCTGACGGCCAAGCCGTCGCTGAGCATCTTCCGGGTGCGGCCCGCATTGGGTCCGTACGCGGACACCAGGAAGTAGAGCATCTCGTCGCGCTGGACGGTGTATGTTGTGCCATCGGTGTTGTCGTAGGTGAAGGTGTCCTCCTCCGACCGGTTCAGGCCGAAGGCGACCCAGTCCACCGTGAACGCGGGCTGGGTCGGAGGCTCGGGCTGCCACCTGGGGCGCACCAGGTCCCCGGTGATGCCCGTGATGCCGACGATCGCTTCGTGCACTACGTCGTCGAGTGCGTCATCCTCGGCGGGCAGGGAGGAGGGGGTGAGGTAGCCCGCGACTGTGCTGTTGGTGGCCATGGTGCTCAGGCGGGTGACGTGTCGGAGGCGTTCATGGATGTGGCCTTGCCTTTCACGAAGCCGGCACCCCACTTCGCGTGCGGCTTGATTTCGGTGAGGGTGTAGTCAGACCCCATGTAGGTGATTACATCCGCCAGCTGACCCTCTGATGGCCCGTGCAGGCGGAAGTTCGTGACCACATCAATCGCCCTGGGAATGTTCGTGGCCTCGGGCGACCGCTGCTGGTCACTCGGATCCGCGATCAGCACGAACATGACCACGTTGGGGAAGACGGTGGTGGTGAACCCAGCCCTGCCTGTGTCCGTGCTCACGGTAGCGGTGCGCCGCGTGACCGTCACCAGGTCACACAGGTCCGGGTCGAACAGAAGCTCGGATACGTCAAGCAGTGCCATGTCACTTCCTCTTCTTGCGAGCGCGGATCACGTACTTGATCGAGTTCCGCATCTCACCGGTGTCGATCAGCGGTTTCGCCAGCTCAGTCCCCGCTGGCGCCCCGGCACCCCGCCAGGCCAATTCCCATGACTCACCGAAGCGGTCCGGGTGGCGGCGTAAACGGTCCCGTAGGGTCGAGTCTTTCAGCGGAGGGGGAATGCCCTCGTTGAGCTTGCGTTTGATGGCGGTGACCGCCACGGCTCCAGCCCGATGTTGTCGCTTCTCGACCTCACCGGGTCCCTGGGCGCGCAGGGCAGCACACGCAGCACCTGCCAGCTGATCCGCGACGTCACTCTCCGCCTCGGTCATGCCGGGGATCATGAACGGGCGGGCAGGGATGTTCTGCTCGGGCATCCCGTTGTCATGGATGTAGGCGAGTGCCGCGTTGGTCAGTGGCGTGTCGTCATCTCTCCGATCGGTGGTGTCATCGGGCACGCCCACGAGCACCTCATTCTCGACCAGCGTCATCAACGCGGCCTTGAGGTCTGCTACGTTATCTTGGATGGGACGTAGGCGCGGGGGACGGTCCGATGTTGCCACTGAGCACCGCTAGTAGATGTACGGGCCAGCCCAGCCGCTCGCACTCACGGAGCCGGGCAGGTCCTGGTCCGTGCCGATCTGCACCGGACCCGCGCCCATCATGCGGGCATAGCGGATGAACTGCGTGCCGTAGGTGGTGAGGTTGAAGTAGCCGGCGTTGTCTTCCAGCGACTTCGAGACGTCGTAGCTTGCACTCACGCTGTCGATGCTCTTACTGGTGAGGATGCCGACCCGCTGACCCGGTGCCTTGCCGAAGGTGGTGTCCTGGGCATTGCCGGGCAGCATTGCAATGGTGTGGCAGGTCCAGAGGGTGACCCCGAGGTCTGCCAGGGCACCCCACCGCCCTGGATCCACGAACTGGACCGCGTAGACCAGCCAGGCATTGATCAGTGCGTCCGAGTATGGCGGATCCACGAACTCCGGGTACAGCACCCGGAGTGAGGCGGGGGTGACGGTCATGTCAGGCCGCCGGTGCGTTCTTGGTGTAGACCTTCACACCCGAGACACGGCTCCACCAGTGGCTGGCATGTTCCAAGGGCATCTCGTAGATCCCGGAGGGGTAGTTCTTCTCGCTGTGGTCGTTCAGCGTGAGCTTGTACGGCTTGGGCACGATCACCGTGACCATCTCCACCTCCTGGGTCGGGGGCGTGGCGGCCAGGGACTGGTCCAGGCTGATCTTGACTTCGCCCGCTTCCTCGATGACCTCGGCGGCGTCATCGCTGGCGTTGGAGACGGCGTTGGGGGGATTGGTGGCGCGGCGGCTCGGCAGCGTCTTGACAGCGATGGTCTTCTTGGGGGCAGCGGTTGCCATGTGGTGGCTCCTTGGTAGAAATGAATGAGGCCCGCCGGCAATGAGCTTGCGGGCCTTCACACGAACTACGCCTTGCGGCGCACCTGGATCACAGACCGTCGCGGTAGCCGATGGTCTCGGGGTACACGACTTCGACGACGCCCAGGCGGCAGTAGTACGTGCTCATCTGGAAGATGGACTGGTACTGCACCGGGGTGCGTTGCAGCAGCGTCATCGGGTAGCGGACGTACTGCTTCTCTTTCGTGTAGATCACGCAGCGGTCCACGGTGCCCGTCTGGCCGTAGGTGCCGCCCGAGCCCGCGCCGATCAGCCACTTTGCCGGCTGGATGCTCAGCTCACCCGCGCCCGAGGACTTCAGCACGTTGTTCTCGAGCAGGTACTTCAGGATGGACTGGCTGCCCGCGGTGCTCACCACCTGCGTGCTGATGTAGCCGAACTGGGCCGGCGGCAGCAGCAGACGGTTCGGCATCACCTTCCAGGCGCTGGCAGCCCAGGTGCTCTGGATCAGGGCGTTCACGTCGGCCAGGATTTCCGCCGGGGTCTTGGTCGACCACAGCGTGCTGGCGGCGGCGCCGACCGGGAAGTTGCTGACGTTGGTGACGCTGGCGCTGTTGACCAGGCCACCGACGCCCAGGCCGGAGTCACCGACGTAGACCATCTCGTCGATGTCCATCTGGTGCTTCATCTTCAGCGCCTCGTACTTCTGCGCGTCGATGGGGCGGCCGGCCTTGGCTGCCGATTCCAGTTCCAGGATCGAGTACTTGACCTCGAGGCCCCACGGGGTCAGCGGGTTCGGGATCTTGCCGATGTCGACCGCCACGCCGCCAATCTGGTCCGTGGCCTTGCCGATCCAGGCCTTGGAGTTGCGGATGCCCTGGCCGGTGCCCAGGTTGCCGGCGCTAGCGAAGGTGCTCAGCGTGTAACTGGACACTTCATCGGCCAGGCTGACATCCTCGCGCATGTCGAGGTCGCGTTGGTACGAGACCATCACCAGCGGCATGTGCAGGGTCTGGTCGAGGCGTTCGAGCTCGCCGACCAGGAAGGCGCCGGTGCTGTCCACCGTGCGGCCATCGTGGGTGCGATAGGCGTGGTC